CTGAAGAAAAGCATAGTTCTGAATTAGTAAAGAAAATGTCTCAACTCGATTCTTATGATATGAATTTTCAAAATAAGATAAAGGACTTAGTAAATGAGTCTAGGTTCTATGAAGAAAATGATACTTGTCCTACATGTGACCAAGATATAGAAGAAGAATTAAAGCAAGCAAAACAAGCTACTATAAAAGAAAAAGCTAGTGAATTGCAAGCAGCAAAAACAGAGCTATCAAAAAATATATCTGAACTTAAATCAAATCAGCAAGAAGTAGCAAACAGTCTTAATTCACTTCGTCAAAAACAAGGAAAGATAAATAGTAATAATGACGCAATTGCTTTACTACAAAAAGAAGTAGATAAGATACAGAAAGAGATTAACGGTTTACAAGGACAAACAGGTGATGTATCAAAAGCTAAAAAAGAACTTACATTATTAAGAAAGACTAAAGATAAGTCTACTGAAAAGAAATTAGAGTACGTAGAAGAAAGAACTTATAATGAAGTCATAGGAGAAATGCTAAAAGACACTGGTATAAAAACTAAAGTTATTAAACAATATTTACCAGTAATGAATAGATTAATTAATCAATATTTACAAATACTAGACTTCTTTGTATCGTTTCATTTAGATGAAAACTTTAATGAAACAATACGTTCACGACATAGAGATTCGTTTAACTATGCATCTTTTTCAGAAGGCGAAAAACAAAGAATTGATTTAGCTCTTCTCTTTACTTGGAGACAAATAGCTAAAATGAAAAATAGCGCATCATCTAATTTGTTAATACTAGATGAAACATTTGATTCAAGTTTAGACATTGATGGTATAGATAATCTAACAAAAATACTTGATACGCTTGATGATGGAAGTAATGTCTTTATTATATCTCATAAAGGCGATGTGTTAGAGAACAAATTTAGAAGCAAAATAGAGTTCTTTAAAGACAAAAACTTCTCTAAAATTAGATAACACTCTAATCACCTTTGTGAAAAAAGAGGGATTAATTTCACAAAAATCGTTTACATTTGCAGAGAATATGATATAATATATACATATTTCAGGATAAGGAAACAAAATGATAAAACACAAAAGCACCCTTGCTAAATTGATGGCTAGAGAAAATATTACCGTGCAATATGGTAATTATCAAACTGCTTGGTTTGATATCAAAAACAGAGTATTAGGATTACCAATGTGGAAAGACATGGGTAAAGACGTATCTGATTTATTAATTGGCCATGAAGTAGGACATGCACTCTTTACACCTTTCGAAGGTTGGCACGATAGTCCTGAAAAACTAGAAGGATGTCCTCGTTCTTATATTAATGTTATTGAAGATGCTAGAATTGAAAGACATATAAAAGAAGCTTACGTTGGTTTAGTTGGTCCTATGTCAAGAGGATATAAGAAACTATTTGATGATGGTTTCTTCGGGGACACAGAGTCACTTCAGTGGGATAAAGTAAAGTTGATTGATAAAATCAATTTGCATGCTAAAGTAGGGAATCTATTAGATGTACCATTCACTGATGAGGAACAAGTATATATGGATAGAGCTATGGAAACAGTGACCTTTGAAGATGTCACTAATCTTGTAAGAGACATATTAGAATATACTAAAGAAAATCAAGAAGAGTTATTAAAGCCTCAACAACCAGAAGTTGATTTATCAGAAGATGGTGAAGATGAAAAAGAGCAAGAGCAACAACCATCAATGGGCCATGATGATATGGAAAATTCAGATGAAGAAGATGCTCAAGCAAAAACTAAAAACAAAGGTGATGATACAAATCAACCTACAGATGATGAAGCTGAACAAGATAAAGAAGCTGAAAGTAAAGGACCAACTGAAGAAGATATATCTGAAACAGATGAAGCTTTTAGAAGAAAAGAGCATACATTAGTTGATAAAGATGAAAATGGTGACCAAGTATTGGTTGGCAATTCTTTTAATAAAGAAGTAGCTAAAAAATTAGTTATTCCTTATAAGCAACTTGCTGAAGAAAGAAAAGCAAGACTTGCTAGTGCTGATACTTCTTATGATGATGACAGATATATGAACAATGAATACTATACTGAGTATAAAACAATTTCAGAAATTCAAGCTGATTATAAAGGCCATATCAAACAAGTAAAAAGAAATGTTAACTTTGCTGTTAAAGAATTTGAAATGAGAAAAGCAGGGTATAGATACACGAGAGCAACCACAGCTAAAACAGGTTCAATTGATGTTAATAGACTATGGTCTTACAAAACTAATGATGATATATTCAACAGAGTGACTAAATTAGCTGATGCTAAAAACCATGGAATGATGATGCTTATTGATTTTTCTGGTTCAATGAATGATATCATGCATGATGTTTTAGACCAACTTATTCACTTAGTTGTATTTTGTAAAACAGTTAATATACCATTTGATGTATATGCATTCACTAATCAAAACAGACAACTTGGCGGTAGATACTGGCATGACGAATCAGATAATAATATTGAAACGCCAAAAATGATTGATTCAGAAGTAAATCACAGTGCATTATCAATGCCACAACTTATAAGCTCAACGCTTAAAAAATCAGATTACGAAGAAGCATTACAACACTTGTATACTAGAATGGAACTAGCAAAAGACAGATGGACTTACAGAGAAAGATATGTTATGTCACCTAATGAAGAATATGGTTCAACACCATTGAATGAGGCTCTTATTCACAGTCATACACTGATTGATAATTTTAAAAGGTCTAACAATATAGACAATATGAATCTAGTAGTAATATCAGATGGTGATGCTAATGGACTAACAGTAGCTAGGGACCCTAAAGCTCCAGTCAAAAAACATGACTTAAGTTATGGTGGTGCAATAATTAACATCATGGGCAGACATGTAAAAATGGATGATACTAGAAGAGGTGCTACAAAAGCATTGCTTAAAAACATTAAAAAGAATTTTAATACTACAAACATTGGCTTTTTCTTAGCTGATAGCGGTCATAATTTTAAATACAAAATTCAAGATTGCGATAGAGAAGTTCATTGGGGTGATGATTTTAAACCATACAATAGAGAGTATCAAAAGAACAAATGCGTAACGTTTAAAGGCAAACTTGGTTATGATGAGTTATATATTGTCAAATCTTGGAAAGGAGCCTTGAATACGGACGCAGTTGATTTTGACCCAGATGCAGACGCATCAAAAGGTCAATTAACTTCACAGTTTAAGAAGTTTAGTAAGTCTAAAAAGCTTAACAAAACTCTCTTAACTAACTTTGGAAAAGCAGTTGCTGAGTAAGGACAACACTTTTATGTTAATTATTTTCACAAAAGTCGTTTACATTTACAAAGAACTATGTTATAATAGATATATAAATTGATAAGGAGAAAAACTATATTATGAAAAACTTGAAAAAATCCACAGAAATTATCTTAACTGAGCTGGCTAAAAGATATCCAGACCAAACTCAGTTTAGAAAAAATGTTATAGTCGAAGTTGGCGAAAGCTTCGGTTATTCCGGTAAAGATTGGGACCCAATCATGACTAAACAAAACAGAGTCAAAATTGGTACTTATGATTTAGCCGGTCTTATAGAACCACTAAGAGAAGTAGCAATTGCTAACAACGTGGTTCAAATGCCTCAAGCTGCGGCTCAAATGCAGTCAATCGTAAATGAAGAAAAAACTTATGCTACAGTCGATAAGACTTTCGTACCATGGGGTGCATTTTCTGATATCGTAAAAATTGTCAAATCAAATATGTTTTACCCAACATATATTTCTGGTTTGTCTGGCAACGGTAAAACTTTTATGGTCGAACAAGCATGTGCTAAAGTTGGCAAAGAGTTTATAAGAGTTCAAATCAATCCTGAAACTGATGAGGATGATTTACTTGGTGGCTTTAGACTAATCAATGGAGAAACAGTTTTCTCTAAAGGTCCAGTTCTTAAAGCAATGGAAAATGGCGCTATCTTACTTCTTGATGAAATTGATAGAGCAACAAACAAAATTATGTGCTTACAAGGAATCCTTGAAGGCAAGCCAGTTCTTGTTAAAAAGACTGGAGAGGTTGTCACACCTGCTGAAGGTTTCAATGTAATAGCAACAGCTAATACTAAAGGTAAAGGTTCAGAAGACGGTAGATTTACAGCGGCTTCAATCATTGATGATGCTTTCCTTGAAAGGTTTACTATTTCAGTCGACCAACAATTCCCATCTCTCAATATCGAGAAAAAGATTGTTCTTAAACACATGGCTAAATATGATGCAATCGATTCAGACTTTGCTGATAAACTAGTCACCTGGGCTGATATTATCAGAAAAACTTTTTACGATGATGGTGTTGATGAAGTAATCTCAACTAGAAGACTTTGTCATATCGTACAAACATTTTCAATCTTCAATAAAAGAGATAAAGCAATTGACTTATGTATTTCAAG